ATCAACTGTATCATTGTATGGTCGTTTTTCAGGTACAAACGGAATAAGAAAGTTTAATACGACTGCACTTCGACGTATTTTTACAATTAATACTCAGTATGGCAGCACTTATCGATTTGGTGGAGGATTCGGTACACAATTTTCAACAAAAGCGTCTTCTGTGTTTACAGGAATTACTTTTCAAGTTATAAATTCAGAAACTTTATACATTACTCATGCATTCTTAACTAATTGCACTGCTTCTATTGGTAATGTCGTTGCATATGGTCCTGCAAACATTAGCGGCAATACAGGCAATATTACATTTCCATCTAGACTTCGATATTATGCATTTGTAAATACTACAACGTCATTTACAATACCGCCTGACTATAACGGCATGGGAGTTTTTCTTGGCGTTGGGGGTGGTGCAACTCCTTCTTCTGTTGTAGCGTCAACCAATAAAGGAGGGGGTGGAGGCGGTGGTCGAGGTTATCTGTATGCAATCCCATTAAATAACCCATTTGCGCCTATCACAATTGGGCAAACAATCTACGTAAAAGCTGCAAGTTATGCAGTTGCACCTGCTTTTAATACTGCAGGTGGAAACGGTGATTCATCATGGGTGAATGTTGTTTCAAATGCTACACCTACTTCTGTAGCACAAGGCCTTTTAGTGCTAGGCGGGTCTACTACAACAAGTACTACAGCTGGGAGTGGAGGATCTGTAACATATTCAAATATTTCATTTAATGGTGGTAGCGGAGGGGCAGGTACATCAGGCGGAGGAGGCGGAGGAGGTTCTTCTTTATTTGCAGGAGGAGCTGCTTCTAGTGGTGGCGGTGGTGGTGGCGGTGGTGGTATTTCATCAACTGGCTTTGCTAATACAAGTACTCAAGGCGGTAATGGCGGTAGCGGATCTGTTGCAGGCGGCCTTGGTGGGTCACAAGGGACTACGCCAACTGCAGGTGCTGCAGGCGCATCAGCAACAGGCGCCGGAGGAGGTGGCGGTGGTAGAAATACATCTTCAACTGTTGCGGGTGTAACTATACTATCAACTTCACGGCCAGCCGGTTCAACTACTCTTACTGTAACAACCACTACACCACACGGTTATTCAACAGGTCAGCCTATAATTCAAGGCACACAAACTTATCTTAAAACAGGTACATATTCAAGAGCTGGGTCTATTACAACTGTTACTATCACTAATCACGGGCTTAGTGCAGGTGAGCAATTTTACCTTGATGCTACAAGTGGTGTTGTGCCTGATGGTACTTATACAGTTCTTAGTGTAACGAATGCTAATGTATTTACAATTAGCTTAGGTGGGTCATCTACTAGCGGTAATTGTCGATTAGGGCAATCTGCTTTGACACCTTCACCTGTTGCAGTAATTACTGTTACAGGGGCTTCAACATTTGAAATAACTACAATTAACAATACTATTCTTAGCCCTGGTCAAATAACTTTTGCTTATACAACAACAGTCTTAAATACTGGAAATGGTGCTAATGGTGGCGATGGCGCATTAAGTAGTGCACAGAATTTTATTCGTTACTACAACAATGTTTATTCTCCAGGATTTTTCGGTGTAGGCGCAGGTGGAGGCGGAGGCGGAGGCTCTTCAAATGCTTTAGGTGACGGTGGTAATGGCGGTAATGGTGGCATCGGGGCTGGAGGCGGTGGTGTTGGGGGTAAAGGGACCAGTTTGCCTACCGCAAATACTTTTTCTCTCTCAGGTCGTGGTGGACCGGGTCTAATTATGTTTATTTACGCATTACGTGCAAATAACCAATCAGCAATTCAGGGAATGTGATGGAACCGCAATTCATAATTAATGTTGGGTTTACGGCTGCAGGATTTTTTGGCGGTTGGATTCTTAATAACATATCAAAAGCAATTATTCGGCTTGAAGACAAAGTGGCTGATTTACCGCTTGTGTATGTGCAGAAAGATGATTATCGTCGAGACATTGATGAAGTAAAGATTATGCTTCGTCAAATCTCTGACAAACTTGACAATAAAGCAGACAAAGAATAGAGGCCAAAAATGGATAGCGAACTACAAAAAGTAAAGCTTGAAGCAGAAGTTGAACTTGCTAAACTTGAAGCAACTTCTCCCGCAAAAGAAGTTGCAGGCAAAGCTATTGGCAAGTTTGGACTTGCTGCTATTGTTGCCATTGTTGTAATTGGCGTTGTTGCTAGTCTATGGCTTGAAGAAGGCAAGATGGCAGCAGTGATGGGCTTGCTAGGTGCTTCGTTAACTGCACTAATTCAAATGCTCAACAGTATTGCCGGTGCTTCGCAAAAAGAAGAAAAACCTGAATTTGTTGTTATGCAGCAGCTGATTGATAAGTTAGACAAGCTTGACCGTAAAGAACAGCCTATGCGAGTTGATGTAGAAAACGGAAAAGTTACTGTGAAAAAAGGCGATGATCAAGTAACTACGGAGGCTAAATAATGCTAACTTTACTTTCTTCTTTAATATCTTTCTTAATGGGCGGTTTGCCTAAAGTACTCGATTTCTTTCAAGACCGCGCAGACAAAAAGCATGAGATTGAACTTGCTCGAATGCAGACTGAACGGGAGCTGCAACTTCTACAAGCTGGTTACGTTGCACAGCAAAAAATAGAAGAGATTAAGCTAGACGAGATTCAAACTCAAACAGCATCTACTGAAAAAGTATCGCTAATTGATGCACAAAAATCTGAAATGGAAGCTATTTATGCTCATGACATAGCAATTGGTCAAGGTGCTAGCCAGTTCATGATCAATTATCGAACAGGTGTGAGACCTACTATCACTTATGGCTTTTTCATATTGCTGATGCTGGTTGAAGCTGGTCTGTTCTTCTATGGCTGGAATAAAGGTGTTGACTTTAAAGAACTAGCTAATCATCTTTGGGATGATGAAACTCAAGCATTGTTTGCTTCAATTATTGCATTTCATTTTGGCGGTAGGGCATTTGGAAAATGATTAGCAAAAAAGCATTGGACATGATTAAGCACCATGAAGGAGTGCGATTTAAGCCATATCAGTGCCCAGCTAAGCTTTGGACTATTGGTGTAGGGCATGTTATTGACCCTAATCACTGCAAATTAACAATTGAACAACGAGCAAGTTTGCCTTGTCCGACTGGTTGGAATCGTACATTTACAACGGAGGAAGTTGATGCTATTTTGGCAAAAGACCTTGAAAGATTTGAGCGCGGCGTACTTAGATTTTGTCCTAGCGCTGCTACTCGTCAAGGGTGGTTGGACGCTCTGGTTAGCTTTAGCTTCAACGTGGGGCTAGGAACTTTACAAAGAAGTACACTAAGGCAAAAACATAATCGCAACGACTATGATGGTGCTGCTAATGAATTTCTTAAGTATACTAAAGCAGGTGGTAAAGTACTTAAAGGATTGGTAAATCGCAGAAATGATGAACGTGCTTTGTATTTAAGCTAAGAGGTTGATATGCCACAAGCAATGACATTTAGTTCGCTAAAAACTGATGTTCAGCGATATCTTGAACGAGGTTCATCGGCTGCAACAGATCCGATTGTATTTGAACAGATACCAAGCCTTATTAATCTTGCAGAACGAAGAATTGCTCGTGACATTAAGATACAAGGCTTTCAAACAGTAGTTGTGACAGCCATGCAAACAGGTGTTTGTGTAATGCAAAAACCTGATCGCTGGAGAGAAACAATTTCAATCAATATTGGCACAGGTTTGCTAAATAATAGTAGAAAGACGCTATATACTCGAAGCTATGAATATTGCAGAGCATACTGGCCTGACCAAACAGAAACATCTGAGCCTTCTTTTTATGCAGACTATGACTATAAACACTGGTTATTTGCGTCAACACCTGATCAAAACTACCCTGTTGAGATAGTTTACTACGAACTACCTCCGTTGCTTGATGATGATTTACAACAGAATTGGCTTACAAATTTTGCGCCTAATTCGTTATTGTATGGGACTTTGCTAGAAGCAACGCCATTCTTAAAGAATGATGAACGTATTCCAACATGGCAGCAGTTCTATGAATCATCAATTAATTCATTGAACACTGAAGACATTAAGAAGATCACTGATAGATCAACTACACGTCAAGAGGCTTAATTATGACTGTTTTTACTCAAATTTTTGGCGGTAATAATATTTCGCCTTCTGATGTGTCATATGCGGCAGTAACACTGTCACAAGCAATTACTGTATTTTCATGGCCAGTTGAAACATCCGCAAACACGAATGTGATTGCAAGCATCATGGATGTTACTTCAAATAACTCGTCATATAAGCTACAAATGCCTAGTGCATTAGAAGCATCAACAGGCGCATGCGTGCTTTTTAATAACCCGGGGCTAAATGATTTCTCAGTTACAGATAGCCAAGGAACAACTATTCTAAGTGCAACGCCAGGTACAACTTGGCAGCTGTATTTAACAGACAATACAACTGCTGCAGGTACTTGGAGAGCATTTCAATTTGGTGCTTCAATTTCAGCACAGAATGCAGCAGCATTAGCAGGCACGGGGATTATCGCACTAGGTTCGTTGCTATCACAGTCAATGCCTGTTCTTTCTTATTCAAGTAATCACACGATTACTGTCCCTGATAGAGCTTATACCTTCTTGTGGACAGGCGGTGTTGGTATATTTACTTTGCCGCTTGCTTCAACTGCAGGCGATAACTGGTTTATTCAGGTCAAAAATGCAGGTTCAGGGACACTAACTATTGTGCCACCTGGTACTAATACTATTGACAACCAAGTTGATGTTGTTTTGCAGCCATTAGATTCATGTATCATTTTGACAAATGGCATTGAATACTATACACTAGGGTTAGGCCAGTCTGCCGTTTTTGCATTTGACTATACAACGATTGATGTATCTGGAAATGGCAATTATGTACTAGGTGGCGCAGAGCTTAATCGAGTTGCGTATGAATTTACTGGTGTTCTTACAGGTAATAGAAACATCATTGTCCCAAATACTATTCAGCAGTACTGGGTAACTAACCAAACAACAGGCGCATATACTCTTACTATTAAGACTGCAACAACGTCAGGCGTAACAATTAATCAAACAAGTTCATCAATTTTGTACTGTAATGGTAATCAAGTTGTTAGTGCTGAGACAGGCGGAATTAGTCTACCGCTTCCTGTATCACAAGGTGGCACAGGTGCTACAACTGCAGGGCAAGCAGTACTAAACCTAGGGCTTGACCCAATTAATGGAGGCACATTCTAATGGCAACCTCACCTTTAGTTCTTCGGTCAAAGCCTGGGATTAAACGAGACGGTACGAAGTTTGAAGGTGACTACTATGTTGATGGTCAGTGGGTTCGCTTTCAGCGCGGGTTGCCTCGTAAAATTTCAGGGTATAAGACAATTAGCAACTATTTGTCTGAAGTTAGTCGAGGACTAAAGACATATACAGAAAACGGTTATACATATGTTCATTCTGGAAGTGCCGGGTATGTTGAAAGATTTACACTTGATCAGAATGGCAATGCAAGCGCAGTTACTGACAGGACGCCAACCACGCTGCTTCTAAATGATGCAAATGCATGGCAGTTTGATGTCTTATATGATTCAGTTAGTTTGACGCCTGCTAATAAAATTATTGCTCAAGTTGCTCCAAATAATCAGACACTTTATAACGCACAAGATGGTCAAGTATTCTTAGGGGATCTTAGAGCAATAGATCGACTTGAAGAACTAGGGCTTCCTGAAGGGTTTTCAGCCACAGGCGGCATCTGTGTATTGCATCCATTCTTAACGATTTTTGGCACTGATGGTGCTATAGGCTGGTCTGTGCCTGGTAACCCATACGACTTAACAGGGTTTGGGTCTGGAAATGCTCGAGTTGCATCTCAAAAGATTGTTCGAGGGCTGCCTTTGCGAGGTGGCCCTGGTAATGCTCCTGCAGGATTGTATTGGTCAACAGATGCTGTAGTCCGCGCATCATATGTAGGTGGAAATCAAGTTTTTCAGTTTGACACAATTAGCTCTCAAAGTTCTATTCTGTCACCTAATTCAGTAATCGAATACGATGGGATTTATTTCTGGATCGGTGTTGATCGATTCTTGATGTTTAATGGTGTTGTTCGAGATGTCGAAAACAACATGAACATTAACTACTTTTTTGACGGTCTAAACAGAGCCGCTTCACAAAAAGTATTTGCATGGAAGGTTCCACGTTTTGGTGAAATCTGGTGGGCATATCCACGTGGAAGTGCTACAGAATGCACACACGCCATCATCTACAATGTCCGAGAACAAACCTGGTATGACACTGAGCTACCTAATGAAGGTAGATCTGCAGGTGAGTTTGCAACACAATTTGCGACACCGCTTCTTACTGGCGTTAAATTTTATGGTGCTAATCTAGACCCAGGTATTCGAACAACTGAAGCAGGTGATATTCGAACTACTCAAGATGGGAATATTCGAATTACGTACATTAATAATAACTATAAGCTGTGGCAGCATGAAACAGGCGTGAATGAAATTGACATTAATATAATTAACCCAATTCAGTCATTTTTCGAAACTGCAGACATTAGTAATCTTGTTCTGCAAGGCCGAAACAAGTCTTTAAGATGCGAACTTGTCGAACCTGACTTTGTACAGACAGGCGATATGACAGTTCAGATTGTTGGTCGGGCAAATGCTCGAGCAAAAGAAGTTTTTAGTCAGGCCATGGTGTTTCCTGATGTAGCTACGACTCCTCAAGAACAAGTTGTGTTCTTTAAAGAAATTCGTCGTGAAATGAGATTTAGATTTGAGTCAAATGTTACAAATGGCGATTATCAAATGGGCCAAGTTCTGGTCCATATTGGTGAAGCAGATGGAACGGTTCTAGGGGCTACACTTTGATAACTCTACCCGTTATAATGTCGTTGAATGATTGGGCGGATCAACTGTCGTTAGATCTGGCCCAGTACGGCATCATCCCTCGCCTTGATAATGAAGATGAATGGCAAAACTGGGCAGGGGCTTTCTGTGTGATTTCAGGGATTAGTCAACGTAATCCCCCGAATCCCTATCAATTCTCTGACTGGCGTGAATGGGCTAGTCGATTCGTACAGGTGATGTCATGAATGAACAAGATTTTCTCAGATTGCTGAATGAAGTAATCAAACTTGCAAAACCGTTTTCTGGTGACATGGCAGAAGTGTCGTCAATGTCGGAAGACTTGACTGCAATTGGGATGGATAGTCTCGATTTGCTTATTACTGGTGTTTATCTTTGCGATGTATTCGGTATTGATGAAGAAACTGCAAAATCTGTACAAGCAATAACACCGCAGACTTTTTATGACATTCTAATGGCTCATAAAACTCGTGAGCCAAGTTCTGTAGAAGAAGCATTGAAGGAAATTCAATGAAAGTCTATCTTACAGAATATCGAACAGCATCAACAACTAGTACAGAACTTTTAGATGACGTTCTTTACCCTCAAAAAGTTCACTGGTTTCCGGACACATACAAAAACACAAAAACAGGATTGGTCTATCCGCCACACAAATTAGCAGATAAAGTACTTGATAAACCGCTACTAGATTCACTAAAGCAGACAAAGCAAGGCAAGTCTGCTTTTATTTTGGCATCAGGAAATGCGCACTTTGCTGGTATTAATCCTCGTGTCACAAAAGAATCTCGACTAACATACAACTATAAATTTTTGCCACTTAGCTTAACTCAAGTGTATGCTGGTCGTATTGCTCAAACATGTGGTGCAACTGATTTTATTTCGACTGATGCAACTGCATGTGTATCATCGCTAAAAGTACTTAATGATGTTACAAACCTTATAAAGTTTTATGGGTTTGCAAGAGTTGTTGTTCTAGGTGTTGAAGATGCAGTAAGCCATTCTGTACTAGATTTCTTTGGCGAAACAGGCGCATGTTTGACATATGACAAAGAAGTAAATGGTAATCACAGACCTAGCGCATTTGATTCTACAACTGGCGGCTTCTACGTAGGTCAAGGTGCTGTATTGGCAGTATTTGAAGCAGAACAACATCTTGTTTACGAACCAAAAATGAGACTAGTAAGTGCTTGGTCGGCAAGTGAAGAGCTTTCTAATGCAATTGGTCAACGTGAAGATGGGCAAGGCTATAAAGCTGCAATGATGGGTGCTATGTATCATGCAGGTGTTTTGCCTTGTGACATTGGTGTGATTAAAACTCATGGCACAGGTACTCAATCAAACAATAAAGCAGAAAAAGCTGCAATTGAGTCAACATTTGATGAATTTATTGCAACATCATACAAGCAAAAAATTGGCCACACAATGGGTGCCAGTGGGTTGCTTGAATCGATTCTTCTATTAAATGACGTTAAGACAGGCAAAGTACCTGCAATAGAAAATCGTACTGAGCATGATGAGAAATTTTTATCTGAGCCTTCTGATGTACCAGAGGGCTTTT